AAGCCCCAGCGAAGATGCTAGAGCGGGGATCAGGGATCGCGCTAAAAGCAGTGCAGTTGATTGCAAGCTGCAACTGCCAGTGCTCCAGCTGCTGCGTTTGAAAACACTGGGAATAATCCCCGTCCTGATAGTAATACCAGTTCGTGTAATCACCGCCCGAGAACGTCAAAAACGGAAACCCCGGTATCTGCTCGTACTTGGGGTGCACACGGTTAGGCTGAAAGCGATACTGTTGCCCATAGGGCTCGACCAACTTCCCGTCCAAAACCCAGCCAGACCCTCCGTATATCCACTGACCGGGGTCCCACGCCACAGGCTCTGCAGCGGACACCAACTCGCTGTCGCCCGCGATCTGCAAATAGGTCCAGTTCGACGCAGTAAGCAACGGATGAACCTCCCGCGTGTGCACTAGCGGGTACCGCAGCACCGCCAAGGCGAACACGAGCCCATGCTCGTTCATATACCGTCGAGGCATGGAAAACTGGACGTAGTCCAGTGTCTTCCCCTGAGCAGTGCCCAAGGTAGCGTCGTCGGTCCCGTTCACGTCCTGACCGCTGAGCATCTGCGAATGACTCCACAAATGCTCTGGAAGATAGTTCTCCGGGTCCACGTCGCCATTCAGCCCCGGCCCCCACTTCGACTGCATGACGTCCTGATAAGTAAAGTCCATCCAAGCTTTCTCGACCTCGGTGCGGTAGAGCGCCTGAACGTACTTCAAGTCACGGATGTCGAGCGTCGCCGAAATAGGCACCGCCGCATCGGCATTGGTAAGGTTCTGCGTCTCGTAACCGGGCTCTCCCGACGCATCGACCAAGTTCCCACCGTTCAAAATGTGAGGCAACCGGGCGGCCAGCCGCCCGAACTGCCGACAATTGTCCGCCCCGACCTGTGTGGTGGGGTAGAAGTCAAAGTCGTTAGACCGCGTCGCCCCGGACGGGTCATCCGGATTAAGCGGCAAGCTCCGAACGTGGTAAAAGTTGTGAATGATCCGGTTATAGCCCTCCAGCACCGCCCGATTGATCTGGGCGGGAGCTTCTGGCTGACACAAATACGCCGCGTCTCGGTAGCCCACGGGGATGTTAATCCCCGTGAACGTCACCGACTCATCAACTCCCGCACGAAGGAACTTGATCCAGTCCTGTCCGTAAACGTGCCGATAGGGCACGAAAAACAAGTCGATCTGCAACTCGCAGTCCGATACAATCGGCTGCCGAGGGTAAGCTAGCCGAACTATCCCCTCCATCCCAAGCTCAAGAGACTCACCAGCGGTAACCGGAATGATGGAAAGAGTCTGTATCCGACCAAGTTGCCCGCAGGTGTGCGAAAGGTGCGATTTGTTATACCTCTGCCGGCTCATGATGGGAAATTCTCCCAGACTCGCAAGACGGTCGCAATCACGGCACCGACGCCGCTCAGGAAAGAGGCGACCATCAAACGCCGCTTCTCAAGTGTAGCCAAAAACTGACGCATCGAATTAAACTCCTTTTGCAATTGGGCAAGGTCTAGAGGGGTTTCCTTCCGCCTCGGTAGAAAAGACGGGTAGATTTCTTCCCCCTGCGGGGGGCGCGTACCGTAGATTTCCTCACTGAACTTGCTCCTTATCGATGGCGATCTTGAATTTGTTCGCCCACGCTTTCCGAACCGTGTTCGATTTCTCATTGTGGCTCCCCAGCACTACCAGCCCGCGCAGCTGGTCCGCAGTAATCTTGGCCATCTGGGTCGGGTTATCCGCCCCATAAGCCATCGCCGTCGCGGAAGCGATCTTCTCTTCAGCCAACCACACACACGCGACGATCCGGTTCACCGGGTGCACCAACGTCGCGATCACGGCCGCCAAATGCTCGGCCGGTACAGTGCACCGCGGAATGCCGTGCAGCTCCAGCACACCAACGCACACGGTCATAATCGTGCGCGTCACTCTGGGAATCTGGGTGCGCTGCCACGGAACCGCCTGTGCAACCAACTTGATGTCCAAATCAGTAGCGCCCAGCGCCTCCAAGTCCGCAGGGGCCATCGCCACCACGTCGCTCATAGTGGCCATCATGGCCTCGTAACTCAGGTGAAAACTGTTCATGTTCATCCTCTTGAAAGCCCGCCTGAAAGGCGGACAACCTGTCTACAGGAACGGGGGTGGCCTTTGTCAAGACCCTTCTTAGGGTCTTTACTAAGGCCGGGGGCGGAGCCCCATCTTGCGTCAGGGATCGTTACCCGAAGGGACGAGACCCGGTACGGGGCTCGGGTCCGAAGGACTAGAGCCCGCCCGGACGCCCAACCCTTCCTCCATCTGCATCAACAAAAAACACAACACATTCGCACAAGAAAAAAGACTATTCAAAACGCGCACCATCGCGATCTCCTGATACGGATGCTGCAACACCTTCAACAACGCTTCCAAATGTCCACGATGTATCGAAAGCTTATGCAAACACACTTCCCTAGATGTAATCACTGCTCCATCCACGCCCAGCGAGGTCGCTGCTGCCAAAGTATCTTTCGCCAGCGCGTCGAGCACTCTCACGTATTCTCGCCCGGACATCATAGTGGGCGGCCCCCTCTGCGTCGGGGGTGAACAAAGGTAAAGCACTCAGCGGGCTGGAGCCCGTTCCGCTCTGGCCGGAAGCGCGCCAAGACCGTAAGGGCGACGGCAGAGCATCGTACTCGCTTGCCGTCAGGCAATATTCGGTCGGCGTGAGCTTTCGCGATAAAAGGCGGCACGACTGCTTCCTCACCATCGACGGAGGCACGGTCAACCGGTCGATCCGCATTCCTGGGTCGGTCAACTCGCTCACCGTCAACAGGTCCCTCAGGCTCAACGGGTTCAAGATCTCGTCGATTATCTCGCAACCTAGCCGGTGCGACTTTCTCATTCGCCATTGGTATGAACTCCTCTTTGCAGATTGAACACTCGATGTCAGATATTTAGAGAGATAACTCGCCAAAGCCACAGGGGGTTTAACTACCAACTCCTTCTCCGTCCGTGCATCAAAAGGCCACCGCCACCCAATCTTGCCGAACGCATCCACAGGAGAGAAACGCACAGCAATGGGGCAACTAAAACCATGCTCCCAAAACAACTTCACTGACGCCACTTCACGGCGATTAGGGACTCGCAGGCCGTAATTAGGGTCCATGCAGCCCTCGGGCAGACGGTCCAACATATGCACAACGTGAATATGTAACCGGCCTGTCTTCCCCCCAGCCTCGACCACACCGAGATAAGGATGAGCGTCGCCCCAGCGGCGTAAATAACGCTGCCACAAATCCGACCCAACGGAGAACACCTCGGACATCCAATCATCGCTGACTGTCAACGTATTAAAGAAAACGAACGCCCCGCGAGCACAATGATAACCAAGGGCCAAAGACAAAGCGACACGAGCACTAGCCACTCGCGAAACCCGTGCCACCGATGACATATGAGCACAAAGCGCTGCTTCCACCTCATCCAGCTGGCCCTTAGGCGGAGCGATCCCACCAAAAAACTCCGCCATAACATCTTCGACACTCCTATCCAGAAAGCGACTTGATATAGATGTATTTATTTTATCACCGGCCAAAATAGACGTAGCGGCTTCGTCTAAGAGGCGAATAGCCTCGACGACGCAGTCGCGGTCAACCAACTCAGGCCGGTGTTTAAGCGCATACTGGAGCCGCCTGTCGAGACTACTCGCCAGCGAGCGACACTTGCGCAATCTACGGTAACTACCGTTCACACATGCTTCACTGACACGCATACACAAAACCTCTCAGAGATGTTTCGTTAGAAAACGCAGTTTTCGAAGCGGAACATCGGCGGTGTAAAGTACTCTCCCCACTCACGCGAAGCATCCTCTCAGAGACCTTTTCGTAAGGAAACGAAGCGAAGCGGAGGCTTCCGTGGAAAGGTCGGCGGTGTAAGTTCCATCACCGCTCACTTCTTCTTCAACCCACCAAGGAAACTCTTCCCCATACTCCACGCGCCCATCGCGTCATGAGCCGCGCTTGTCGCGGTCTTCACGGCCTTGGCCGCTCCACCCACCATCATCAACATATCACTCATCATACCCTCCACCACGCTCGGCCCCAGCGAGCTTGCGAGCTTCTTCGGGTCCAGCCCACTCGCACTGCGGTTCAACTCACCCGCAAGGCGGGTCCACCCTTCACGCCACTCACTCTTCCCCAACCCTGTATCCAGTTCATGCTTAGGCAACATCTGGTACAACTGAGCCACCAAACTCAGGCCACGAGCTTGCTCCAGGTTCTGGGTCTCCTGGCTCTGTTTCTCAATCGCTCCCATCTGGAACGTCTTAGCGATCTCCGCCAACTCGTTGGCGAGCTTCTTTCCCTCCCGGTCCAGCGCCATACCGCGCATCCGGTCTCCAGCCTCAAGGTAAGCCGCCTCAGGCACCTTCCCACCAAACGTCTGCTGCGCCGCGATCTTCTGCGCACTATCAGTCTGCATCGCAGTCTGAGCTAACGCCGTCTGGTTGTTCATCTTGGCAATAGCCAGCGAGGTAGTAGCAGCCTGCCCCTGCTGGTCAGGGGCGGAACGCCCCTGAACAGCAGGGGCTGGCTGTGCCCCGCTGCTGCCACCGACAATCTCCCACGGACTCATCCCCAAACTCGTCGACATCGTTTTCACTCGATCGACGTGCCGTCCAGTCTCCGCGCCATAGGTCGCGTCTTGGTAGGTGTTGTAAGCCGCAGCTTGGCTCGGCGCGATACCCTCCAAAAACTTCGACTGGCGCGCAATATCTCTCGGGTTATTCTGGTCCAGCAAATTCTGATTGTGCTGGTTATCCCGATTACTCACTCGCGTCTGATCACCGAACAACGCCTTAGAAACGCTGTTCCCAATGCCGGTCGCCACAGGCGCGAGCATATCGTTCAAAAACTTCCCGCCGACACTCTCGCTCATCGGCGTGTGTCCCGGTAACCGACATTCGTCTGGTCGTTCAGCTGGCGCACCGCCGCATTCACCCGAAAGGTGTTCGGGTTCCACACAGCTGTGCCCCAAGCCGCCCAACCATGAGCCCAGACTCCAGCCACCGGAGAACCCTGCACAACCGCCTGAGTCTTGTACTGGCCACGGGCCACCAATGTCGTCGAGCCGCCGAGAAACGGCTGATACGGACTATCCAAAAACACCGGATTATCCTGGGTCTCCACTGTGTCAAAAATCGTAGTCGGCAAAGTGTCACACTTGACCAAAAACGGCAGCAACGAGACAGAAGTAGCCGCAGGCAACCAAATCGAGCTCATAAGCTCCACGCCGACGGCATCACCGTTAAGCGGCTCTTCCACCGAAAACAGATGCGCCCAACAAACGCGCACACTCGCAGCGACAGCCGTCGCGGCACCATTGTAGCGGACATGCACCTGCCCAAAATCGCCAGCAGGCACCACATTCAGCGCACTAAAGCGCCAAAGATCGTCACCCAGCGGATCGCCGTTAAACGTCACCGCTCCAGTAACGCTCGTAAGGTTATTCTGGGCAATCCACGGTGTACCAATACGGTTTGCTCGAAACATGAAAAACTCCGAAAAAAAGGCGCGGAGGGTTTGGCAAGAGATGCGAAGCATCTCGAAGGCCAAACCCGGAGCTCAAGCCCCAGCGAAGATGCTAGAGCGGGGATCAGGGATCGCGCTAAAAGCAGTGCAGTTGATTGCAAGCTGCAACTGCCAGTGCTCCAGCTGCTGCGTTTGAAAACACTGGGAATAATCCCC